CCAGCTCGCCAGTCGCATAAGGGATTGTGTTCTGCCATTCTTTCGATACGATCTCAGCCGAATCATTCAGCCCCCCATCAACGGCCTCACGCACTTTCGCCAGTACCGCTTCACCGCGCCATTCAAGCCTCATTTCTTGTCCTCAAACGACATTGCAGTAGCGATATTATGGGTACACATGGGATGAAAAACTCCAGCATCCCGCGCCTCGTCGAGAGTCGGATAGCCCGAGGTCTTTCCCGTGAGGCTCACAATCCGACCGTTCCAGGCCCTGCAGATATCACAAGTGTTCTTACCAATGCCGCCTATAATCTCCGCCAGATCGTGGTCGTGCTCCAGGAGTCGGTTCTTTGTGCCCTCGATCATAGCCTGCCTGGGTGTGGTCCGGGCTATCATTTCCGCATAGGTCTCCATGTTCCACCGCTTGCCCGCAGCGTCCACAAAGCCAGTTATGCCCCTCTCGGCCATGTCGCTCCTTATTCGCTTCGCCGTCTGCTGCCAGGTCTGGTAGCCCACCACCTGGCCGGTGACATTCTCCAGGGCAATGGAGCGATACACATCATTCACTCGCCGGCCAATGACCTGATCTACGATCTCAAAGCGGCCATAGGCGTTTTCTGCAAGAACAGCGACCGCCTGCTGATGGACGGTATTGAACCCCACCCCTCCGGACAGGCCGGTGCTCTTCATCCCGGCCTCATAAGCCTCCTGGATGGCCTGCGTGGACCAGTCCCTAGCCCCTCCCAGGAGATCTTTGCGGATCTTCCGGACGTTCTTGAGCATCGCTTTGAGCTGGTAGGTAGAATTGCCTTTGAGGAGAGCTTTTGTTACTTCAGCCAGGATTTCTTTTTCGGCCTTGGTGTAGAGTTTGATCAGCTTTTCAGCTTGGGCATCCGTGACGTCGGCCATATCAGGCTCCGCCGCTTCGTGATCCGCCCAAAGCCACAGATCTCATAGAGCCGTCATAAGAGACGCCCACTAGCCCGAGAACGGGATAAGATCGGCCATCCACGGTGAGCACGTCCCCGGCCTCGACTTCCGCCTCACACTTGCATATGGCCTGGCATTGGAGTTCATCGCCCTGGATAGTCCGGATCACTTTAGCCCCATGAGCCCACAAGACGGTGATGGTGGAGGTAGAATATGTGTCGTCATTGCCATCGTTCCCGGTCTTGTGTTTCCATGAGACGGAAACGCCCAGGGCGGCCAGATAGGGGCTTAGGAGGCTCATCGGATAGGCACGCTCCGGGCGATGTATTTTGACAGCATCCGATAGGATGAAGAGCTTTGCAGCCCCATTTGAGAAGCGCTGCCCGATCCTGGCCGGAAGGTCTCGGATATGATACCTGGTATCTGGTAGCTGGCCACTCCAGCTTCCTGGAGGGATGCCCGGCTGGTGCCTCCGGCGGACTGTTCCGCATATAGGGCGATAGCCTCCTCCATGCAGGCTCTCTTGATGTCGGTGGGCACTATGGCCAGGCTGGTGCTGCTGTTCCAGTCGCAAGTGATCCAGTCTATGATCCGGGGAAAGGCGCGGGGCTGGTCGGGGACTCCGGCCACGACATCATTATCATACTTGATGCCCCTGAGGGGGAGCTGGTCGATGTGCCTTGTAGCCTCAGCACAATACCATTCCTGGGAAGCGGCGGCAAGGGCCTTGAGGGCGATAGCGGAAGCTCTCGGATCAGCGCCTATGAGGGCTTCCAGCTCGGCATCAGTCTCTATGTAGCTGTCTGTGAATGGAGTATCTACCATTTAACCTCCTATACCGAAAAGTATAAATACTATTATAGACTATATGGTATCTATAGCAAGGTGAGATACCATGAAGACACGATCTGAAGTTTGGGAAGAGTACGAAAGGTTGCAGAGCATATTGGAAGCCAACATCGAGAAGAAAATCTACGATGATGTGCTGGTCGGGAAGATCGATGCCCTGTATTGGGTATTGGATCAGCCTTTTGGGGGATGAAATGAAAACCATTTTTTGGATCGTAACAAGCAGACTGACCGCCGTCAAGGATCGCCAAGGAAAGATCATTGGATGCAAATGGAACGGCTATCAAGATCAGTGTTCCAGATGTTCCGTGGAATGCCCGGTGAGGGAGAGCGCATGAAAGAACCCATCACCACTATTCAGGTATCTCGTGAGAATCGAGATAGGTTGGCTGAACATGGGAAGGCCGGTGAGAGCCTGAATGATGCTCTTACCAAGATACTTGAGAATGCAGATATTGTTTGGGCTTCAGAGCCAGTACCGCCCGAAAAATGGGCAGGGTGTAAAAAGTTCATCGACATAGGAGACAATCGAGTATTCTTGTGGGCCGACGGCTCCATTTCCATTTTAGAATAAGGCCTCAATATCGAGGATACCGCCGCACACTGGCGGACTTCCTTGGTTCAAGTCCTTTTTTGCCGCCCGCTATCCAATTATCATATTTTGCTTTTGCCATCGCGTTGTCCGCTTCGTGCGCAATATCGGACCTCTTTTCAATCAGTGTCGTTCGGAGATCCCTGAGCATTTTTCTCTGTGACATGTCTCCTGCCTGAGTCGCAGCATCATATGCCCGATCTGTTTTTGCTATTTCATCGCTCAGGGTCTTGATTTGGGTTTCTACTTTTTGTAGATTGTCTTTCGCGACTTGGAGCGCGTCGCCCCCGCTACCGCCGCCATTAGATCTTCCGCCGCTTCCCCCACCGCCAGAATTCCCGCCCATTAAATCCAAGCCTCCAAGGACATTTTGTTTGGTTCTTCTATCTTTATATCGGATTGCAGCGACCTAGATTTATGGCTTTTCCTCTTCTGCCAGGTCGTTTGGCCTTCGTCTATATAGATCCAGCCTTGCCTCTGGCAAAGGGCTTCGATCTCTTTCCTATGGCCGAAGACGGCAAACTTGATCGCGTCCGTTCCGGCATGGCATTCGGCCAGAGCCGCCTGGTCTGCTAGGGTATCTAGAGTACAATTTCGATGAATCCGAGTAGCATAAGCCTTCCAGCCCAGGGGGACACCGAGAAGGTTCTCTTCCCACCACCTGGGCGCTACATTGAGATCCACCCAACAGAGCATCCCTCTTTCCTGCCAGTATCGCGATAGGTGCCGCTTCTTGCCGATCTGCTCCAATGCCCTCCAGCGGGGCTGAGCATTGGATGTGGAGAAATTGACCTCCACAAACGAAGGCGCTCCAGACTTCCATACCCGATCCGGCCTTTCCCAAAGCTTCCAGAAGTGGTCGCCATAGAGCACGGCATTCCCAAGAGCATTGAATCGAACATCATCCACATAGAATGATATGCAGCGACCGCGATAATCGCCGTCTCTCTTGACAGAGCCGTATGCAAGAGGATAATCACAGAAATCTCCTTGCATGGAGAGCATGAGATCCGCTATGCCTTCGCTGTTGGAAGATGGGAAAATGCAGTCTGGAACGTCGCTCATTCAATCTTCCTTCCGGATCAGGATCTTTCGTTTGGGGCCGGATCGCAGTTTTTCATCGATTATGCTACGAAGGTAGAGCAGATCGGCCTCGGAGAAGTCGTTCATTATGGATCGCCAATCCAGATCGGTGAACCTCATCAGAACAGCCCCATTGCGGCGACGGTCAGGCCAGCCAGGGTCACCACCACCGCAGAAGCGATATATACCGCCGTGCGGAACCCTTCCAGGCCACCAATCCGCCGCTCATGATCACAAAGCTGGTCACAATGAGCATTGATTTTTGACATGATAGCCTCGGTTCGCTCATCGATCCGGGCCACCATTGTTTCGAGGGTATCCGCAGGCATGGTACACCTGCTCAGATCTTAGATGGACTGTTCGTAATTTTTCTCAGGGCTGCCATAACCAGGGCAGCGATCATAAGGACGTTTGCCGGGTCCATGCCAACCAGATCTCCGATGAACCCGGCTGCTTCGGGGTTGATATATCCTGCAAAGCCCATGATGAACATTGCCACTGCGATTATGTATGTCTTAGATCCTGGTAGGATCTCTTCGAGCTTGTTTAACATTTTCAGTTACCTCCGGGGAAGGTCTTGATAC